GCAGTGAGATCGGCGACCCAAAAACCAAGCGCGGCAAGCGCAAGGTGCCACTGCACCCGGACGTAAAACAATCTTTGCAAGAGCTCTATTTATTGCTCGGCAGACCAGCTGATGACGCGCTAGTTTTTACCGGCAGATTCGGTGACCCGCTCGGCACAAATGTATTTGCTAAGGTGCTGGGCAAGGCTTGTGAGCAAGCCGGCGTTGGCCGCATCAGATGGCATGATTTGCGGCACTACTATGCCAGCCGGTTGCTGCAAAAGTTTGGCGCTGACTGGTGGACAATTACCAACCTGATGGGCCACGCCAGCATCAGCACAACTAGCGATGTTTACGGCCATTGGCTCGACGATAAAGAGCGCGACGATAAGATTGCTGACGGCATTGCAGAGGCGTTTTAAATGGCTAAGTTGTATCATCATCGTGTGAAGCTGCGTCAAGCGCAGCTTTTCACGGCGCTTCATCATCGTCACAGCAAGCCATTAAAACGTCATATGTTTACCATTGGCGCGCACACAGAAGATGGTGTGAGGCAAGGCTTAATCACTTTAGATAATTGCAGCTCAGCGTGGTCAAAGGTAGAGAGTTTGGTAGAAATCAGGCGCCTTGTTGTTAGGCCTGATGCAGATCCAAACACGGCAAGTTTTTTACTAGGCAAAGCAAAACAAGCGTGTTTTGCGATGGGCTTTATTGGCATCGTGTCATACACAAAAGGTTACGAAAGCGGTGCATCAATGAAAGCAGCAGGGTTTTATGCTGATAAGATAAAGGGGTCAGCATTTGTTGACGGCAGGGTGGAAACACTTGTGCGGTGGGGCTGCATTGAGGGCTCAAACCCGGACGCAGAAAAACGTGAACAGACAGAACGATTGCTTGCATCGATAAAAGATTTTATAGCGGAAAACACTGCATAGTTAGGGGCTCCCTTAAATCCTAACCTTGACCGCATTTACAGCCGCCGCGTTAACCAGAGTGTAGCGCGGCGGTTTCTTTCCAGGCTTTGCGTTAATATAAGTGCGAGTGCGTTTTGCATTTTGGCGATTTTTAACTAGGGGCTCCACATATATTGTATCTTCCCATAAGCGCCGCAGCTCCAACTTAAACTCTTCAACACTCATATCAACAACACTACGCATCGTCCGTCACCGCTTTGATCTTAAACTGATCGTCGAGGGTTGCCCGGCTAACATAGATAGCTTTGCCGGATCTGATTGTTGGCACGTTGGCGTTTTTGATAAGCCGGTGAGCGCGCTTGTATGCCGCTGGGCTATTATCTGCAAACAGATAAACAGCTGCTTCTGGCAGCGTAAGGAGATTTTTATCATCCATTGTTGCCACCCTGGTAACCAGCTGGATCGTTAGCGACTAGCGAAAAGGTCGCTACTTTAGGAAATGTGCGAACATCGTTCTCGTTAGGTATGCGCCTGGTCAAGCTTATGCCAAGCTCCACACCGGCCTCAAACATCATGTTTTGCAGCTCGTTACACATTTCCTTTTGGTCATCTGTCATTGGCGTAAACTTGCCAGCTGCCTCATCCCATTCAGTTCTGTACTGAATAAAAGCAACGGCGCGATATTCATGCGGGTTGCCGTCGTCATCAATCATGGGGATGTCATTACGCAATTTAAATTTTGATCTACCGAATCCGGGCATTATCTCTCTCCGTTGTTTTGTTCGTCATATTTTTGTTGATAAAAATCACCAAGCGTTGCGCTCAACTGGCGGTCAGCTTCTTTGAGATCATCACGTTGTTTCTGCGTTTTCTTTGACCACATCAAAAGCTTGATCTTGTTAGCGTCTTTGAGATGGTTCATTTGGTCGTTGACCCACTTGTCCCAATCAACGTCAGCATTAGCCGGTGTTGCAGCCTTTGGCTGTTTCTTTGGCTGTTGCTTTGGCTCAGGCGCATCAGTCACGTTTTCATCAACGACCTTTTCGTTTCGCTTGGCTTTTTCTATTTCATTCTCGGTTGCAAACTCGCCACCATGGATGCCAAGATTTGCCAGAGCTCGCCCGTAGGCGCTTGTTTCAGTGTTTTCTATGCAAGCCATTTTGTTGACCCCGGTGCCGCCGCGCAGCTCCTCAGCCCAGCCAGTAGCAACAACAAAACCATCACGCGATTTAATCGTGGCCTTCATAACTACGCGCTTGCCATCATCACAAACTATTTCAGATTCCATGCCCAGCTCGTCGCCAATATGGTTGCGAAAAGCTTCAACGCGCTGCGCCACTTGTGAATATTTGCCGCCACCTCGCACCGTGACTTTGTGCATTTCACTGACGGCGTCTTGTATTTTCTTTATATCAATCATTATTTCCCCTTAAAAATTCAGCGCCAGCTGGCGTGATTTGCCAGACAACCTCTTGCCGGTTTCGTTCATTCTTGGCGCGCGCGCCGCTATCAACAGCAAGCCCCATGTTTTGCAGCTCGGTCAGCCGGGGCTTGACGCTGTAAATCCAGGCGCCCATGTTGTCAGCAACCTGACTACCAGTTAGGCCAGACGGGGCTGCGGCTAGGCTTTGCAAGGTTTCAAGCCGTAGTCCCGTTACCTTTGGTGCGATAAACTCAGCGGCCATCCGCTCAGTATCTTTGGCGTTTTTGTGAACCAGCGGTGGCCGGCTAAAATCGAGCTCTGATTGTCCCATCATGCCGGGCTCCAAAAGAGCGGATCAGGAAAAAGAATTACAAGCATGACGTAAATCATTGCCATCAGTGCGATGAACAAAACGGTTGCGAATATTTCGCGAATCCAATCAAGCATTGTCATGTGATACCCCATATCTTTCTGGCTTCTGCCAAGTAGGTTTCGGGTTCAGACCAGTATATTGCAGACCAGTCCGGCGATACTAAGCCCAGCAGCTCTTCCTTGGTGCTTGCCATGCGAAGCATATTCTCGGTGGTTTTGTGGTATTGCGTTGTGTCGCGGATAATGTCAGCTAGAAAATCGTTACGCAGCTCAGGCGCATTGTCCGGGGTGAAGATGCGATAATCTGTTGCGTTAGCGTACATAAGGAAAGGTGGCTGGTGACCGTTTAGCTGCCAGAAGCCGGCACATTGGAAGACATTGTTCATGTCAAACATACCGCTGAGCGAGCTGGGCAAACTGCCGGTTTGCCAGCCAGACTTTGACCTGGCACTCGGCCGCGACCATTTTGTTTTAAGATCACCGCGCCGGTTATAGTCAGGCTTGGTATGATAGGGCAGGGCAAGGCCGGGAAAGGTATCTTTTAAATCAATCTCACCCAGGATGCGGTTGTCGCTTGCCATAGCTTCTTGCAAACCAAGCACCGCGTGTTCGGCAACTAGCGGCAGCTCTTCTAGATACTTTTCTTTCTTTGCCTCATCAAGATCATCGACTGGCTTATATGATTGCAGCTGTTCAACGCCGGCATGAGTTGCCTCGGCCATATCCAGCGTATTTCCCTCACTATCCATAACCAAGCGCAAATCGCATACAGTCTGGACGGCCACACCGCTCATCATATTAGCGCTACCGCGCCCATCTTTTAATCTATGCAGTGTGTCTTTGGCTAAAAGCTTGTCTTTGTCTGACGCTGTTTTGTCGCGCAGCGTGTCGTAAGCTTTATCGATCAAAGGCCGGACGTGCGTCTTTTCAAACAGGTTTTTAGCTCTGTCTTTGGATCTTTGATTGCTGTGTGTGATTACATTGTGGCGCGATGCCCACGCCGGTACGTCATGTTTCATATCACCCTATCCTCAACTAAGTGAGGATAAGGCGTATCACTGACCGACGTATTACGTCAAGCTACTTATCCAATATTATTTCAAGATTACGCAAATCAGGTCGTAAGATCATTGAAAGGACTGGGGTTGCCCAGACAACTTTCTGGCTTTTTAATGTGCGGTTTAAATCGCCATTGTGCATTGTGTAGACGCCGCCAGGCTCTGGATACAGAACACCAGCAACAAGATTTGTCTCAAAGCCCTGACAAGAAACATAAGGCTCTTCAAGGTAGGCAAAACATTGAGTGCCTAAAGCTGCATCGTGAACATATTTATTTGTTATTGGTTCAAGCAGCACTGTTTCTAGTGCTTTACCCCAATAGTTCCAAGGGCCAACGTATTCCTTAGACACAGACCAATGGATCACGCCGGTTTCGGCTGGCCGGTAAGTATGGCTGTAGACTTTACCAAAAGATTTTTTAGAGTATCTACGACCCACAACGCCATCAGCATCAATCGTACACATACCAATAATCGGCATTGGCTGCGCCTCAAACATAATGTCATAGGGGCTACAATTCAAAACGCGCGCATAATCTTCAGCGTGATTTAAAGTGAGGTTGATGTTACCCGATATGTGACGTGACACCGTTTCCGGGGTGTGACCCACAAGCGCGCCGACCTCTTTTTTAGTAAGCCCACTGGCTGCGATCTGTTTGTTTAGGTTGTTTGCCATGCGTGTCATAGTATCACCTTGTCCGTTTCCGTTAAAGACAGAATATACAGATAAGACACTTTACGGATGGCGTCAAGTGATGTAGACGATTACGCATGATATTAGACACATTTCGTAATCAAAGAGGCTGGTCATATAGCGAGCTAGCCCGTCAAGTTGGCGCTAGCCATGCAACTGTGGTGCGCCGCTGGTGCTTGCCGCACTCACACAAAGACCGGCTTATCCCCAATGAGTTTTTCATGGACCGCATAATATTGCTGTCAGCGGGAGAGGTCATGCCAAATGATTTTTATATCAGGCATGACTGAGGATGAGCTGCAAAAACAGGTTGCCAGCTGGCTGCACTATGCGCTGCCGCCCGGTTGCATATTCCATCACAGCCCAAACGAGGGCACACGCCATGTGGCTTTTAAGATGAAGCTGAAGCTGATGGGCACCAAGTTTGGCTGGCCTGATCTTGAGATCTTTGTGCCAGGTGATGAAGCTGTGCATGGCATGAGCACGTCAGTATTTATTGAGCTCAAAAGATTAAAGGGCGGCAAGCTGACGCCTAACCAGGAAGAGATGCGGAACCGGCTATTGCTGGCTGGATGCCACTGGGGCTTGGCTCGCTCTGTCGAACAGGTACGCGATATTTTAGAGCCCATCGTCAAACTGAGGGCCGGCATATGATGCTTGATGGCGACGGTACATGGCATAGCCGTCTGCGTTGGGGCAGATGCCCTAAGTGCGATACCGCGCTGCCTAGTCGAAAAGGCGGTCTTATCGTGTGTAATACTTGCGGCCTGGGCATAGCGGTGAAGCCTTGCCGCGACTGTAAAGACGGAATGATACGCCAGCCAGACGGCGATGGCTGTGTGGAATGGACAAGCTGTTACAGCTGCGATGGCAGAGGCTGGACATGATGGCTCACGTTGATTTATGCAGTGGCATCGGCGGCTTTGCTTTGGGCTTTGAGTGGGCTGGCTTATCCAAGCCTGTCCTGTTCTGCGACATCGAGCCGTGGAGCCGCAAGGTTTTATCCAAACACTGGCCTGATGTGCCGATTGCAGTTGATGTGAAAGAATTAGCCAATGACCCAGATAGATTTATTCCCAGAACTGACCCCAGAAACACCATCCTATCATCTGGCTATCCGTGCCAACCTTTCTCAGTCGCTGGCAAGCAAAGAGGAAAAGAAGACCCACGCCACATCTATCCGCACATCTCTGAAATCATTGCACACAAAAGACCCGCTTTTGTCGTTCTCGAAAATGTTTTTGGGCATCTTT